GTGGGACAGTCCGTAACAGCCGGCCAGCGCATTGCCACCGTGGCCCCCGATGGCCAGAACACCCACCTCCACTACGAGCTGCGAGACGGGTTCGGCAAGCTGCTCAACCCCTTGAATGCGATCAAGGACAGCCTGCGCATCCCGGCGGGCAGCGTGGCCGGCGGCGGGGCCCTTGCAACCACGGCGGGTCTACCGGCGGCGGTGATGAGCGCCCTGCCGGTGTCGCAGCAGGTTGATGGGGCGCAGGGAGCCGGTCCGCTCGGTGAATCCCGTGGCGGGTCTGGCCGGGCAGTCCGAAGCGGCCACGGCCAGTTTGGGCGCCATGGACGAAGCTTCTGGACTGCGGCCAGCACCATGAGCGGCTTCTCCAATGCGGCGGCNAGCACCCCGCCGATGTTTGGCCAGCTCAACACCGCGATGGGCGCTGCGGCGCAGGCCCTGGCCGGCATCGGCATGATCGGCGGCGGCATCGGGATGATGTCGGGCGGCGGCACCTACAACACCTTGATGGGGTTGGCGGGGATCTTTGGCGGGATCTCCTCGGTCGCGGGAATGCTCACGCCCGGTGGGGCCCTGGGGGGGCTGTTCAAAGGCGGCGGCGGATCAACCGCGGGTGCCTTGGGCGCGGTCAACTTCAAGCCAGCGGCGTTCTCCATGCCCAACCTGCTGACCGGCAAGGCCACGGGCGGCCCGGTGCGGGCCCGCCGGCCCTATGTGGTCGGCGAGAAGGGCATGGAGCTGTTCATCCCCTCCAGCGACGGCGCAATTGTGCCCAACAACAAGCTCTATGCCGCCAATGCCGCGGCACTGCAAGACGGCAGGGCGCTCAATGACGAGGGCACCGATGGGACGCTGGCCGGCGCCGGCGCAGGGCTGTTCTCGCAGAACCAGGCGGCGATGGTCGGCGTGGCCCGGGCTCAGCAGCAACAGCAGCAGGAGCTGGCGTTGCAGCGGGCGGCGGCGGCGCCGACTCGGCTGGAGTTCAACTACCAAAGCGAGGTGATCAACAATGTCGAATACGTCACCGCCGATCAATTCCAGCGGGGGATGGCGGATGCAGCCGAGCGCGGTCGATCGCTGACCTTGAGCTCGCTGCAGAACAGCGTCAAAGCCCGCCGTCGCGTTGGAATCTGATTGCCATGACGATTGCTGTTGTCAATTATCTGCGCTTCAAAAACAGAGCTGGAGCCTATCAAGGTGGTTACGACTTCCAAAACTTCTTTGTGGGCGAGAGTAAAACCCGCTCCGGTGCAGCTCACATCTATGCACCGTTTGGAATCACCACAGGCGCCGGAGCCAAAGGTGGTGATCGCAGTGATGCGTCCATCATCGCGCCGACCGATCCCATCCCTGTCAATCTCTTTGTTGAGGCCTGTCAGCAGAACTGGCTGGCGGAGATCACCTCGGTGCTGCTGGACCCGCTCACCTATGCCGAGGTGCAGCAGATCTCGCAGGAAAGTTGGGTGTGCGCCCGGCCAGATCTGACGCCAGAGCGGGCGGTGTTGCGCTTGGCCTCACCGCTTGATGCCGTGGACAGCCAGATTCCCAAGCGCACGCTCAGCAGCCGCCTGGTGGGCAGCCTGCCGGCCACCGGTTCGATCTCGGTGTCATGAGCAGCGCCGCAGCCTGGATGCGCTTTGTGGGCCTGCCGTATCGGCTGGGCGCCGATCCGATGGGCGGGGAGGCCAGCGACTGCATCCGCCTGGTGTTGCGCGTGCTGGAGCTTCAGGGGTTGCAGCCGCCAGCGATCGAGCGTCGCTGGTATTTGCTGTTGGCTCGCGGTGAATTGGAGACGATTCGGGAGGAATGGTTTGCGTTGACTGAGCAAACCATGGGGCCTCATCAGCACGCCATGACACTGTTGCCGAATGAAGGTGATTTTTCGATTGCCATTGTTGTCGATGGAGGCTTGCTGAGTGTGCGCTCTACAGTGGGTGTGCAATGGACGCCGCTGGAGAGTTTGCGTCCTTTGAATTACCGGCGTCTGAAGCATGGCTGATTTTCCGCTCCTGCCATCGGATCGCTACATCGCCGATCTTCTGGGGCTGAGCGACGAGCAGTATCGCTTTTACATGGCGGAGGTGCGGCGGCGTGCAGCAACCGGGCCCCAGCCCAGTGCCGTAGCCACCATCGGCCCCGACTTCTTCCTGTACGTCGCGGTCATCTCGTCGCTGCTCTCGGTTGGCCTGACGATTGCGGCCAGTTTCTTTAAGCCCAAACCGCANCAACCCCCACGNCTTCAGCAAAANCAAACCCAAGGGCAAAGCATCACCAATGTTCGCCGTTATGCGCCGCGAACAGGCTTTGACTCGGTTCAAGACGTTGCCACGATTGGCGATCCCATCCCGCTGGTGTATGCGCGGCGGGAAGTCATCGCTGGCCAAAACTACGGCGGCATCCGCATCAACACGCCGTTGCTTTGGAATGCGCTTTCGGCAATCGACAAAAGCCAGTTGATGCGGGCCATCTTTCTGATTGGGGAAGGCGATCCTGGCTTTGAAATTGATGCGGCCAACATTGCCATTGGTAACAACACGCTGGGCTCATATTTGCTGGGCAATGCTAACAACGCTCGTTTCACGGTTTATTACCGCCCCGACGGTGGCCGCATCACGGCGGCTGATCGGTTGATTGGTGCGGCCAACGATCCTGGGGCAATCGCCAGCGGCAATGTCTATGGCGTGCTCGATGCCAGCGGTGCGGTGGCCAGTGATTTCAGCCACTCGCACCGGCCCAACACCCAGACGCAGTTTGGTGTCTACGCGATGATCGGCAATGGCCTTGGGTTTCGCGTCAATCCATCGCTGCGCCCAGGAGTCAACGCCCAGATCACGGTGGACGTGAAGGGCAAAAAGAAAAAGGCCAAAGCCGAAGGCCGGGTGGTGTGCGAGCCCGATCTGGTGTCCCTGGCCCAACGCGAGAAATACCGCGCCAGGTTCTCGGGGCGCTCGGGCCTGATCAACAACAGCGGCACCACCTGGACCTATCACCTCTCCAACACGACCGACGCCCTCACCGTGTTCACCGCCGGCCAGCAGCTGGAGGCGTGGGGCTCAACGGTCAGCACCTTTGAGAATCCCTTTCCAGGCATCAGCGATGGCACCGTCGCTTCCTGGTTGACGATCGGNTCGATCAGCGTCTCATCCAGCACGGTGTCAGCGTCGGTGGCCTTTAGCACCTCTGCTGCCGAAAGCGGCCTGGCTGGAGTGGCGGATGGCACTTACATCATCGAATACGGAATCACGTTGAACCAGGGCAACCGAGAGGTGCTGTGGCTCAATGAGGACGGCGCTGGCTACATCGTCACGGTGACCATCACGCCGTTGCTGGATGAATTTGGCACTCGCATTGGCAGCAGCTTCAGCTTCACCGGAACCGGCGGCACCATCTCGGTCAACACCAACGCCCGCGATGACCTCGATGTCCACGAAGAGCGCTGCGGCGATGTGGCCGCAGCAGTCGCGGGCCGGCAGAAGACCTGGGATGACGCGATACAACTGGGGGAGCTCTACAAGATCGGCTCAGCGCTGGCGATCTGCACCGAGCGCTCGCCATCCGATAGCAGCTTCAACTCTGACGCGGACTTTGAGCCCATCGCCCCCAGCCAGGGCAATGCGATTGAAGCGAAATTTGAAGTCATCCGCAGTGGCAGCGCCGCAGGCGTGGGCCTGGCCGATCTGATCAAAGATGCCAAAAGCGGGCCTGTGTTCACCACGGCCACCAATCACCCCCAGGTGTACCGGGCGGCCATCGCCAACTTTTCAACGCTGAGGGAATGCCGAATTGTTCGGATTTGCATCCGCAGCGCCTTGGGCATTCGCATCAGCGGCCTTTGCAATTTTCGCGACAGCCTCACCTACACCCAGATCGACGGCAAGGCCTGCTACAACAAAGAAGGCAACAAGATTCCACCGGGCGATTACTTGACGGTGGACATCTTCAACAGCGGTCAGATGAGTTCAGCGGAGGAGCGTTACTCCTTCTTTCGCATTCGCTATCGCGAAGCGGGGACCACCGGGGCCTACACCGACCTGGGCCGCTGTTTTGGCATTCGCGG